CTGGCGAAGAATAGAAGTACCAGATTTAGCAAAAGAACCAATAAGGTGGACAAGGCCAAAATTATAAAAACCGAACCCGGGAATATAACCGTAGTGGACGAAGTGCGTGCGTTTTTGGCAGAGTTCGTCGTCTGGTTCCCAGTTGCGGCGGATCGCAAGTATATTCGTCGTACCCTTCTCAATCGTGACGATGTATGGGAGTGCGATGCCCGTCTCTTTGCCGTCGTCTTTGTGTTCATAGCCTTTTAGGTCAAGATCGACCTGCATCTCCAAAAGTTTGAACCGATCATCTTGCGTAGCACGGAAGCCCATCTTCTCCGCAATACGCTTTTCTACTTCGTCCATTGTTTGAGTAGGCTCACCCAAGTCAATGTCACGATAGAAACCCTCATGCTGCAGTCGCTTAAGATCATTTTTATTCTTGCGCATCACGTGCGTGATACGTTCTGCATCAGCAAGGCTTGAAGCACCGTAAGGCACGACTACATCTTCCGCTGGCGCATACATAGATACTTGACGCCCTAAGGATGGGTCGTAGTACACCTTCTTAAACGCGTTACCAGCAAGGCCCAAGCCCCAGAGCATGCGCTCATGCTCAGGTCTGTACTCTTTCATCACGTCAGTAAGCTGATAGTTCATGTCTTCTTGAACTCGCTCCGCCGCGTCTTTCTTGTCAGGGGTTTCTTTGCCAATAATCTTTGTCTTGACAGGCCCCATTGCAGGGAATGTCTCCATCATGGTCTCAGCTTGGAACTTCACAACCGCTTCAGTCAAAAGCGGGTGATACACACCACAAGCGCCGGGCCAAGGTTCTGTTCTTTCTTCAATCTTCAAGCCTAAGAGTTCTAGACCATCTACATAAGTCTGTACCCAATCTTTACGGGCAGACACATCAGACTCGTAATCTCCAATTAACTCGGTAGCAAGTGAGGCAAGAACATCTTCAGGGATGTCTTCAGCTAAGTTTTTACTAAACTCATCATCGCCCTCTGTTGGTTCAATCTCAATCTCTACATCCCCCGCTTTAATGCGCACTGCCTCAGGGTCTTCAATCTCGATCTCAATTGGCTCTTCTGTTGCACCCAACTGATCCAGTCCTTGGGGAGCCTCGTACAGAGCTTTGTCCATATTTGTCGCCATGATGTATCCTTAGTAGTACGCAGCTTTTTTGCGATACTGTTTTAAAAAATTATCTTCCGGCTCGTCTGTCGGAAGTCGTAAAAACCCACCCTGTCGGAATCTTAACAGCGCAAGCGTCGTTGAGTCCACTAAGTCGTCGTTGGTGCCGGCTGGAAAGTCGTTGCACTCTTCTATTACTTCCTTAGCCCACCGGTGGTCTGGGGCGTACACAATGCCAGATGCAAACAAGTCAGACACTGCGTTCACACGCGCTATTTTGTCTTGTCCTTTGCCCGGAGTAAACTCCCCTACAGGCACACCCATGCGTCTGAACTCCTGATACAGAGCCGATCCGTTGGATTTCTTCTCCACCATGAACGCATCTGGCTGCCACTCCTTGTATTCTTCTAGCACCAGCTTTTTAAGCTCTGGGTACTCCATCCTTTTCTTGATTGCATTGAGCAAGATGATGGAAAAGTTCTGTGTTTCCTCGTTATAAAACACACCCCACGTCGTCAAAGCGTTATAGTCAGCCCTATTGGTAGCTTCTTGCGCAGCATCGAGCGACATAATGATGAACTCGCATTCGGGAGGGTCTTCTTTTTCCCAAATTTTCCACCATTCCCTCTTAATCAGCGCTCCTTCTACAGAAGTAGGCTGCTGCATGTACTGTGCATTCCAATAGCGGATGTCCAAAGCTGCTTTTTTAGATAAAAGCTCCTCAACATCCCAAAATTCTGGCCAAAGTGCCGTGCCATCATCCTTAATTGCGGGGAATTCAACCACTTCCCACGGATCTACGTCTTCATTTCGTTCAGTTTGCTGAACAATCATGCCCGTCAGGTCCAATTTAGACCAGCGAGTCATCACAATGATGATTGCACCACCAGGCATAAGCCGCTGCAAAGGGCCAGACTGAAACCACTCCCAAGCAGGAAGAAAAACATCGGGCCTTCCGGTCTTAGCTTCTTGCTCAGAGTGCGGATCATCGATAATAAACAAATCTGCGCCACGCCCAGCCAAAGCCCCGCCGACACCAATAGCAAAATATTCACCATTGAAGTTTGTTCCCCATCTTGATGCAGATTTAGAGTCAGACTGAAGCTCTACTTGCGGAAATATTCCCTTATAAGCGTCCGATCCAACGAGGTTACGCACACGCCGGCCAAAGTTAACAGCCAGATCTGCCGTGTGAGACCCCATGATAATCTTTTTCTGAGGATACTTACCGAGAAACCACGCTGGTGCAAGATAGGATATGAGTTCAGACTTACCATGTCGTGGAGCAATATTAACAATGACGCGTTTTTTCTTACCCGCAGCAATATCTTCAAAGATTTGAATAAGTTTAAGATGGTGAGGTCCGACTTTATAGCCGGGATAGACGTGGTTGATGAAGTCAAGGAAACTCTCCTTACCTAAACTCTGAGTCATCTGTGCATCGTACTGCTTTAACAGTTCAAGCGTACGTCTTTTTTGTTTGTCGGGCATCCCCGGCAATGCTTGTCGCAGCTTAAATAATGCTTCAGGCGTCAGTTTTTGACTCATGCTTTAATACTTCGCGTGCTTCAACATCAATGACCTTACCTTCAAGGCTTTGTAAGGTATCCAAAAGTTCTTTTTCTACCTCTTCGGCAGATAAAATTTTGTGTGTAATTTCTGTACGTTTCTTAAACGCGTCTACACCATCAATCTCACCTAAGTTTCTTATGGCAGTAAGGCGTGCTTTAGGGTCGCGTGTGTGTTCTATTTCATGCACAAGCTTATTAACTACGTACAGTTTAAAGTCTGATAGTTCTTCAACAATAGATACGTTCATCTGAGCAACCATACCTGCAAGAAACGCTAATGTTTCGTTGGGGTACTTGGCAAACTCAGGTCTAAATTTAGGGTCAGACGCCATTTGACGAGCTAGTTCTGTAGCTTGTGTTGCGTTATCTTTGGTAGGGGATATCTGCTGACCTGTAAGGTCAGACATTAACTTAATGACATTGGCCCGCATTTGCAATTCTTCAGCGGGCGACAAGTCCGGGAACGCCTCTTTAGCGTTCTGTGGCAGAGGAATGTTCTCCTCAATATGCGGTACTAATTCATCCATGTCAGCGAAGGCTCCTTCGACAGTTTGGGCAAATGTAACACATAAATATATCTTTGTGCAAGGGGGAGGTTAGGAATCCTACCCGGGGGGTGTTTTGAATTACACACTGTGCAGAGGTTTGTGCAATTTGTGCAGGGGGTGGGGTGACAGAAAAGGGATCGAAATGGCAATAAGTACTTCCTGCCGAAACGTACCTAAATGGCTGGGAAGCCGCATGGATGTTAGGTTCTAGTGAATTACACGGAACAGTCGATTCGAGGTTTACTTTACATAAAATATATTTTTGGAGTGACCGGCATGCGTAATTGGAGGGGGGTGGGTTTGGGAAAAATGTGTAGTTATTTGTGCTTGTTAGGGGGTATGGGGTATGCGGGGGGACCCATTCAGGGTCTTGGGGGGTGGGGGGATGGGGGTCTCCCCCTGCCAAACTTTACATTTACCCCCATTCCACGCTAATCTGACCCTAATGCAACACGGTAGAGGTTGCAGATCTCTTGAAAGGAGACTGTATGTACACAGTAAATGTACGATGGGGTGAGCTTACTAAGACTCACAAGGCTTGGACACTTAGCGGTGCTAAGCAATGGTTGTATGCATATCCTAACAAGGATGTGTTTGCAAAGGTGACCAACGTATTTGGTCAGACAGTAGCAGTTCGCTACAAGCGGTAACACGAGGGGCTTCGGCCCCTCTCCTAAGGAGAGACAACATGAAAACATTAGGTGAACTTCTGCGTGACAAGATCAACGCATCGATTGAGAAGCGCCAGCAACTTGAGCATGACTTCTGGGCAACTTGGTCAAGTGTGTATGCAGTGCGACCTGCATGGATTGACATCTCAGGATGGTCTGATGCCAAGCTAATTGAAGAGACTAAAGCAATGGAAGATCCAAGCTGGGACGTCTCTCACATGCTCAACAGATACGAACAACTTAACTAAGGAGAGACTATGTATCACGGTTTAGCTTTGGTGATCAGTACGATCACATTCGCCCTGTCAGTTGCAATGCTCGTGCCGCAAGGCATGTGGCTTTGGATAGCAGGTCTGGTAGTTAGTACGGCAATGATCACATTGATCTTGCCTGAGATCAAACACAAGAACGACGAATGACAGTCGGTCAATCTAACATCTGGCGGATGCATGTCCGCAAGGCGTTAGTGGAGGCGCTCAAGGAGCGCCGTCCATTTAGCCAACTGACATACGAAGCTGAGAAGCGTCACCGCGAACTCACGCAAGTAATAAGGGCAACCTTCTGCGCCAAGCTTGACGATGCAGACTACTGCAGACTGCCAGTCAACTACTTCAAGCGTTAACCAAGGGGACTTCGGTCCCCTTTTCTTTTGCCCTCATGTTGCGCCACGCAGTAGTGCTAGTGCGCGAGTGATACCAGTTATTTTCCGTCGCGCGTATGAGTGCGTGCGAGGCGACAAGGTCGCTAGATAGAGTCCCATCCCCTCGTGAAA